GCTGTAGCCAATGGCCGAGGCGTTGGCGCGACTTTTATTCAGCGCACCGTCCTGCCAGTTGCGGGCCTTTGTGCCGCGCACGCTTTTCACTATTTCATCCGGCGCAATCCCGCTGCCCAGCCCGGTGCGAACCGTGTTCACGATACGCGCGAAGCGGTCAGCTTCGAGCTTGTCGGTCCAGCCTTTCAGGGCGTAACCGTGAAAGGGTTCGGTCACCGTTCGCACGTAGGCCTGCCCGGCGTCAATCTTTTTCAGCAATCCGCGTTCGCCGACCACCTCCGGCAGCAGTGACTTCATCAGGTCGAAACCAGACCCGGCCTCATATTCCGTAAAGTCCTTCAGCACCTGACCGAGCTCACCAAAAAAGCGGGTCACCGCTTTGCGGTTGATGTCCCTGACCGGGGCCAGTACCTGTGTCAGTTTTTTCACCGACACCGCACCGGCGGGCACATCCTCCAGCGCCACCAGCAGCCTGGCCGCCAGTTCCGCATCATCGGTGCTGAGCGCCGCCACCAGCTTGCTGACCACGCCCGCCTCATAGCGCGTCAGGTGCACCCGGTGGGCGATCAGCTCATCGCGAAATCCTTCATTAATCGTCGCCATTATTTAGTCCGGTAAACGTCGGGGGTTTATCCTTCAGCGCCTGGATAACATCGTCCGGATCGACAGCCGGATCGATAATGTCCAGCTTCTGGAAGGTACGAACCAGATCGGCATCGCGCATGGCACCCGACTGCCAGGCGCTGACAATCGCCGTAACCATGCCGGAATCGGCCACGCGGGCGATGAACTCCTGATTCAGCGTATAGCTCCAGCCGCCTGACGCATCACCGGCATAACGGGCACACCAGTTCAGCACGCGGGTATAGGCTTCCGAGACGTTGGCCACACAGATGCTCAGCAAAGATGTGGCGGCGGTCTGCTCACTGCTGGCCTGCGTGGCGGTTTTGATCGCGCTGTTCTGCTCAATCAGCCGTGCGCCTAACGCCACCATATAGTCGCGTTTGCTGTCCATCGCCTCTTTGGCCAGCATGTTTGGCTGTGCCTGGGCATACGCAAATGCGCCGTCTTTAGGCAGCATCAGCGGATTCCTTGAGCCGACTTTCACCCCCGTTTTTTCCAGGTGATCGCGCCACTCGGTATCAAGGCCCGACATCCACGGCTGAACCTGTCCGCAGAACCAGACGCTGTCCTCGTAGTCGGCGCTGTTGCGGTAGTGACCGAGGTTAATTTCAGCCAGCGCGGCAAGCGGCGGCTCATCGAGGGTCGGATCATTGTTCTGGGCACCCACAAAGGCGAACGGGATCTCATCCCATGGGCCGGACGAGGCAAAAGCGCGCGGCGTGGTCTCTTCGGCGATCGCGTAAGGCCCGGTTTCATCCGGACCGGTACGCTTCCAGACCCGGCAGACAAACGCCCCGCTTTCCAGCGCCAGCTCACGGTACTGCACACGCAGCTTAAACCCGTAACCGTCCGGCTCCTCGGTTATCTCGCGCAGCACCACCAGCACCAGCCGCGTCTGACCATTCAGGGTCTGTGTGCGCCAGTTGACGATGTCCTCTGCCCGGTACCCTACGATAATCGGGCGCTGATCTGCCGCTGAATAATCAGCAAAGAGCCCTTCACGGCCTGCCTCAAGAATATTTTCCAGCACCACCTGCGACTGCTGATAGATGCTGGTACCGGCCCCGTCCGCATTATTCAGCAGGCAGGCCAGCTTATCCGGCGCATTAAGGGTGGGCACCTTACGAAACGCCATGCCCAGCATGCCGATTTTGGTGTTGCCGGTGATGGGATAAAAAACAGCCCTCGCCAGATAATCTTCATTTCGACGGCGGTTACGGGCTGAACGATCGGTCGGATCCAGCCGGGGCAGATAGTCGTGCCCGGCGCTTTTAACCGCATCAGCTCCGCGACAGACGTCACGGATCATTTTCCACAGCGGCATCGCCGCCCTGTGCTCCGGGCGGACAAAGGTAATATCGAAATTTTCACTCATCAGAAGGTCGTGTCCAGAGAGATGGAGAAGGCAGGTTTAATAATTGGAAATTGCTTCACAATGTAATAACCACCAGCATCATTGGGATGGTCATTGCCAGACTTTTTGTCCGGCTCGCCGTTGTCACCCCATACCTGCTGCTCCAGCGACTCGGTGTAAACCGGGCAGCGCTTTACGTTTACCTTATAGCGACGTTCGCCATTGCCGTTGCATAGCATCGCGTTCATGGCATTAATGCGATCCTTAACCGGCGGATTTGAGGCATTCACCACGATGTTAAAACCTGCCTGCTTAAGCTGGGCAATGTCTGTTGCGCTGGCATTACTCGATTTACGTGAGTCACCTGACGCATCGGGGTAGATATATATTTCCCGCACCTTCCGGTAGTCGTCGCCGTCATAAAGCCAGAAACGCTCTTTAATTATGCGGATCATATCCGGTGTATCGTAAGCATTAATGATTTCACTTACTGCGTACGGCAACCCCAGGCGAAGAACGTGGACGATACCTGCCATTTTCCCGACATTGAAATCCATGCCGATATAAAGTGGTTCACCAGGCTGCTCCTGCTCAGTGCAGTTATTCAGTCTTCGATCAAACTGATGATAAATGGTGCCGCTGGTCAGGTTGGTAAAAAGTCCGCGCAGATATGCCTTGATAAGTTCTGGCGGGTACGATTCCATCAGCGAGGGGATATAGTCCGGCGGCAGATTTTTCTCGTTATCAAACGTCGAAGCCTGCACAAGCCCGTACAATGTTGTCAGCGAGGGTTTATTACGTACAGCCTTTAAAAATTGCTGATAAACAAATTTAAAGCCCTCAGGCGTTGTCGTTACGTCAATCCCGTTCCGCAGCCCAGGCAATTTATAACGCATGCGTGCAATGATTTTTCGCCAGGCTAATTCCGCCTTTTTTGCAGGCATAACGTCCAGCTCATCGATAAGCGCATTACCAATTTTGAAACCCACGATCGTCTGGGGCTTTTCCATGGATCGGCAGATGGTCGTACCGCGATACTGCTTACCGACGTAAAAATGCACTTCTTTATTACTTTCATTAATTTCAACGCGCATCCCCCAGTCAAAGGCAACTTCCTCAACCGTCGGATAGAAAATGTCGCGGATCTGCGGATAAGTTGGCGCGAAATATCCTTGGTTGATCCGCGGATGCTCCCACATCTCTTTACAGATACCCCCACATCCCACCCACGTTTTACCGGAGCCAAACCCGGCAACGTAAGCCCTGAACTTATGAGGCATAGCAAGAAATCGCGCCTGTGGAATATTAAGTGTCGGTGAGGTCCCCATCGTCATCACTCCTCATCCGTGCATCCACGACGTTAATGTTTATCGCTACCGGCAAAGGCTCCTCATCCTCCTCATTTTTCGCGGCCAGTTGTTTTCTCAGAGCCTCAATTTCGGCCTGTAGTTTTTCGTTCGCCAGGCGCGTCTGCTCAGCTTTGAGTAATCGCAGCTCCCGTTCCTGCTCACTGACCGCCAGTTGGTGGAATGCCGCCAGATTTTTCAGGGCTGCATCCTGATCTCGCATTATTATTTCAATGCCGAATTTTGATTTTTTTACTCCAGCAATGAGTCGGCGTGATGGGCCTGTTATGTCGCGGGTATCTGCCAGATAAACATCTTCAATGCCCTCCCCTGCGCATTTAGGGCAATCAGGGTTTGGGTCGTCATTCTGAATAAATCCCAGGCCGCCGTACTCAGGCTGGGGTTTGCTCTCCTTCGAGGCTTTTTCCGCTGCTTTGTCGAATTCCTCAATATCCCGCCACTGATATAGAAAATTCTCTCCCCAGCAGTGTCGGCAGCAGACACGGCGCAGCTGGGATATCTCACCAGGATCTGCAATCGCTATTTCATGCCAGTGCCTGAGGATATCCTGAGCGTTTAATATCGCCTGCTCACTCAGCTGTCCGATGCGCTGGTTAATCGCCCTCGCTACCGCTGGTTTGCGATACAGCAACCGCGCATTACGATCACTTCCGGTATAGCCTGACTTTTTGTATGCCTCGTATTTATTCCGGCATTCCAGGTAGTAGGAAACGAACAGTTTCTCTTTGTCCGTAAGTTCGGGGCAAAAAGGAGATCTTTTCGGATCTGACCTTAGTGATTTATGCCCCTCGCCCTCGTTCAATGTCGTCAGGTCCGGCGCTGCTTCAGACCGGCTTTCTGCGCAAGGGGCAAAGTTTTTTTTTGCCCCTGTTTTTTGCCCCTGCTTTTTTCCTTTGCCCTTCAGCGCTTTTAATCGAACCCAACCATTTTTCTGGGCCATATAGCGCAGGGCTTTCAACGTGATACCGTACTTATCAGCAACACCCTGTTGAGAAAGCACGCCAGCACGATAATCACGCTCGATGGCCTTCTCATCCGGCTTGCTCATCAGTCACTGTCCTGTTGTTTCTCCCGCCTTAAAAGTTCCCGAAATGCCTGAGCATCCCCTGCCTTTGCTTTCCGGTATAAGGCGGTCCGTATTTCAGCCTCCCCCTTTGCCCTTCCTTTTCGCACCGCTTCCCTGAATTCAGCTATCTTGTCCTGTTGCTTTTTTAATACAGCAAGATCGATATCGAGAACGTCAGCAATCTGTTGCTCACTCATCCTGCAGGCAGCAAGGGATTCAATTTTGGAATAAGGGAGCATTTGTCACCCCCGGTTTTCTGAGGTGATTTTTTTATGACGCTCATTGAGGATTTTTACTGCGGTGTTGTTCCAGCTGATTCTGTGATGTAGACGTTTATGGGCAAGTCCCATCAGAGAAATCTTTACGCACGACGGGGCATACATAACCGAGTAAAAGCTTTTTACGTAAGTCCCGGATGCCAGATAAAGCTCGGTCATGCCGCCACTGCTGGATTGCGTCTGCTTCTGAAGCAGCTGCACAGCCCCGATAGTCAGGAACAACTCACCCCGGCGTCCAAGCAGCGTATAGGTGTTGACGTCCTCATTGATTCGGCCAACAAACTCAAACGGCCTGTCTGTTGAACAAATCAGGCTGTTCATGGCTTTACGTTTCAGCCAGGAAGCATTGCCGGAATTACCCAGAAAATCACCACCCTGCGCCATAGCGATGGTCTTTGCCGGGATGGATTCGTAATACCGGAGCATCGCATCCAGAACGGCATCAAGATCGGATATCAGGCAATAGCCAGGCTCCAGATTTTTTCCCACCCTGAACTGAAACTCCGTGTAATCGTCGTCCAGCTCGATAAAGTATTTACAGCCAACTTTTTCAGCCAAATCAAAACAGGCATTACGGGCATAAAAAATGGAGCGCCGGTCACCAAAATTATCAGCTTCATCGAAACGCTTTGCGATGTCGCTTTTTGAGAAGGTCAGCACCCTGTCACCGAACAATTCCCGATACTGATCCTGCGTCTTGTCTTCATCATCGATGACAATGAAAACCCTGCCGCTGTAACCGGCCTTTTTCAACAGGCTGTAGGTGCATACTTTGTCCGGACGTCCGTTGCTGAGGATGAAGGCGCAGAAATCATCACGCATAATCATCCTCCTTCTGGCCGTGCACAATTTCCACCATCTGTTTAGTCAGGTGGACAAAGCCATGCTCTATCGCTTTTTCATAATCAATGATGACCAGCGCTGATTCTTCAAACAGCGCCTGGATCTCAGCATCGGCTGAAGCGTAGTAATCGGCAATCCTGTTAAAATGAAATACCGTATGGCGCTCTGCCGCGCATATCAGAAATGTTTCTACCGCTGCCGGCAGTCCGGCCGCTTCAATTCTGCTTTTAAGCTCTGCCGTCTTCCCCTGATCGTATAATTCTGTGATTTCAGGAACAACATCTGAGGGCTCATATACCGGCGTGTCGATTTTCGCGGTATAAGGCTCCTTATTTTCCGGCGTGTCTGGCTCACGCAGCAGATCATCAATTTCCTCCAGACTGAAGCCCGTCAGGCTGATATCAAACTCACTGTCCAGAAGATCAGCAAACTCCAGCTTAAGCAGTTCAGTATCCCATCCCGCATTAAGCGACAATTTATTGTCCGCCAGGCGATATGCTTTTTTCTGCTGCTCACTCAGTCCGGACAGGGTGATCGTAGGTACTTCATCAATACTGAGCTGCTCTGCTGCCAGCAACCTGCCATGACCCGCTATCACTTCTCCCTTCTCATCCGTTAAAACCGGATTTGTCCAGCCGTACTCCCTCATGCTGGCTACTATCTGGCTGACCTGTTCAGCGGAGTGGGTCCGGGCATTACGCGCGTAAGCCAGCAGTGAACTGAGTGGTTTGTAAACAACCGAGAGCGGAAGTTTATTTTTTTCTGTCGTCATTTCAGAGGATCCAATACTATTGGCCTGCTCTCGAGAGCGAGCTGGGCCTCGGTTTGTACTCATCATGACAGCTGGATGGGTATGAATGGCTGCCAGCAGTTGCACCTGCTGGCGGTCGCCCACCTTCGAAAATAAAAACACTGCCTCGTCCGAAAAACTGGCAGTGTTTTTTCCTCCTTTATATGTCGCCGGTCTTTCCCGACCGTCCGTCTGCACCCGGCACCCTTTCTGCTCGCGGAGCTAAGGCGGTTGCTGTTACAGACTGCGGGTGTTATTGACCCCACCGCCCGCCGGGGTTGAAATAATCATCATCGGACCGCCCCGCAGAGCGGCCCTGTGCTGATTACTCAGCATCACCGCCCAGAATATCCACCAGCGCTGTATCCACGGCGGCGTCAATCTGGGTATCCAGATCAGCTTTGATCTGGGTTTTCACTGCGGTGATGACCGCGTCAGACTTCAGGGCTTTTTTCACCAGGTCATCGGTGACGATATCTTTTACTTCCGGCATTGCTGCCTCCTGTTGGTTATGGCTGAAGAGCCACTGTGTGATCCACATGGTTGTGTCCATGCTGAGGGTATAAAAAACCCCGCNCTGCCTATGCCTTCTCTGCCGAGTTTGGTTTCCATGGTGTTGTGCTCAATGCAGTCAAAGCCCTGGCCGTCGAACCAGCGCAGCAGACCGTTATGGGTCCAGTACCAGATATGCTCATCCTTTCGGAAGTGACGTGAAGTCAGGATGGCGTCACCATCAGCAAAAATCGGTACCGAAACAAATACCCACTTCTCAGCCTTTGCCACGGCAACATCCGGGCGGTCGATGTGCTCCAGGCTGTCCCACATGCTCAGCGCCGGATACCGATCTGCGTACAAATCGGCCCACAGGCCTCGCTGGTTCAGCCAGGCAACACCGGCAGGGTTTACGTCATAGCCGCGGGTATTGGGGCGGGTCCCGACGAACTGACCGGCACCGATACCCACATCCACCAGCGGACCATCATAGTGACGCGCCACCAGCCGGATGCGCGCCTGCGTCAGTTCGCGGCCCATCGGGGTGTCAGCCATCTTCTGGTACCGGGCAAAGTAGCCTTCATCGTATGGGCGGTTTTTCGGTACCGGGTAATAGCCCATGCCCAGCGCGGGCAGCCAGACCAGCCCGGTTTTCAGTTCGTCAGAGAACGATTTCATGCAGCCACTCGCTGAAAAGAGTATCGAAATTGCTGATGCGCCGGTCGCAGTCGTGATCTGCGCGGGTGCAGCNGCGTTATGCCCTCCCCGACCGCCTGCCACTACAAACAGCGGTGTGTTATATGCGATGGTCATCGGGACCGAGAAACCTACCGGACTGACCACGCAGGCAGCATGCGCATAGAGACTGCACAGCTGAGTCAGCGTCATTTCACCATGGTGGAGTTTCAGATCGGCTTCGGGCTCTTCACCCACAACCCACTCTACGCCCGGCACGGTGTCAGCCACGCTCACCACGAAAAAGTGCTGGCGCAGCTGCTGCGAGGCGCGGACGAGATAATCCGGATCGGGATTGCGGGACGCGCTGGCCCACTCCGTGCGCAGGGTGGCCGGCCGGATAATGGCGACGGGTTTATCAACCGGTACGCGCGGATGCAGGTCATTAAACTGCGGCAGGTCGAACAGCAGCGGGCCGCTGACGCCAAACTGACGCCGGAATGCCGGGATAATGCCACCACTGGCAAGGTCGTCCGGACCGTAGCCAATGCGCTTTATTACGCCGCCGCGCGGGGCCGGGTGATATGCGTACCGGGTGCGGAGCTCGTGTTTTTCCTGTGTGCGGAGATGTGTTCCGCTGCGCACGCACTTTATATCGAGGCCCCTATACAGCTCCGGCCAGCAGGTGCGCACGTAAGCGCCGGGGAATTGGCGCAGGAACGGGCGCTGGTAGATGGAGTCGCCCAGGCCCAGCATGCCCTGAAAATTATACTGCGTCATAAAACCTCTTCGGGTGCCGCGCGCGGGAAACAGGTCAGGGACGTTCGGCGCGAGCAGTTGATGATGCTGACAGATGGGAGGCTGCTGGCCAGACGCTGAAATTCACTTTGCCAGCGCCGGATGCTTTCGCCGTCTGGATTCTTCAGACCGTCCGGGTGTTCACCGTGCCAGTGGGTGCCGTTTGCCAGCGAGCAGTCGTAGCCCAGCAGAATGATCCGCTCAGCACCGAGATGTGCCGCCAGCTGTATGGCACGCTGGCCAGAGTTGAAGGAGTCGTTATCGGGCGGCCGGAACAGGTTCACGCCGTAGCGCAGGTGCGCCCGGCCGCTTACCGTCCAGCACTGAGCCCGGGTCTTCAGCGTGCTGTGATATTTGTCCCACCAGCTGCAGTCGGCGGCAAAAAGATGATCGCAATCCGGAGCGAGGCTGATGCAGGAGTTAACGACGATGACAGGATGTCCGGATGCTGTCGCCAGGCGGCAGTCACTGGCGTTCAGTGAGGGGCCGCTGGCGATGCAAATGAAAGTTTTTTCCTGCATTAACACCCTCACAATAAAAAGCCTCACCAGTTGATGAGGCTTTTTAGGGTATGTAATAAAACGAGGTTTAATCGAATATCAGACTCAGAGCCTGATCAAAATCATCGGCTTTTTTGTGCTCAATGGGTGGTATGTTATTGAACACAAAATACCTGCATGAGCCATCAATATCAGAATTCCCCATTGACGCAAGTTTTGGCAACAATACATTTTCATACCACGCAATTTGTCGGTCTGCCTCGGTGCTACCGCAATAGTTTGGAATTGTCTGTGACGTAAGAACAACGCCAACAGACCATTCACGCTTATTAATCTCAAAATTTATGAGAAAATCAGCTATAAAAGTTCGTGGATCAAGCCCCGACAATGATGCTTTTACAACCAGCCCATGATAAGTCGCATCGAAACCCTCGCGATGCTCAGTAACCGAGAAGCCTTTATCGCTGAAATAATTGCGAGCTTTATTGAGGTGATCCATGGCCAGTGAAGGCAGCATCGCAAAATGGCGGTCTGCACGGTTGTTAAGATATTCTTTTTCTTTGGCCTTCAGTTCAGCAAGGCGCATTTGTTTGGCAAGAGACATATTAACCCCCTTAAAGTGTAGGTGAATGCATTTTACTGCTGCCCACCTGGCTATTTCAAACACTGGGTGCGCACGTAGTCCTGCAAATACTTCAGCTTTTCCCGGTCGCGGATGATGCCGGCGCGGATGTCGAGAATGTTTCGTCGAGAATCTGTAGCGAGTTCGACGGCGGCTCCATTGACCAGGCCGCTGGCTGCTGTGGTTGTGCCGGTACCGGACACGGGACATTTTGCGTGGACATACATCCGGCGAGTACCAGCGGCAAGCTGGCGGCGAAGAGCATCATTTTCAGATTCGGCAGCACTGAGCGCCTCCGTGTGGGTTTTGTCGAGTGCGGTCAGCTGCTGCTGGCGCTGGGTCATGTCGGTGATGGTAGTAGCCTGCCGTTTCGCCAGCTGCTGAGACTGTCGGGCGGTGGTGCGCCAGGCTATGGCTTTACTGTGATAATGGTCGGCGGCCCAGCCTAAGGCAAGCACGGTAACAATAAGTGGAGCCGTAAGATAAATATTCATATTCAGGAGTGACATTAAGAATTTGCGAAGCACAGACACCGCTGTTTGCTAATGCTGGGAAAAAAGCGGAACATATAACCTTGTTATTCACATTAGCTGCCAGGCTGTAACTAACGAGGGTTGAAATGCTCCACTCTTTTAGTATTCACTTTAAAGCTTTTCTTGATATGTTTTCCCCGCGCACCTGGAAAATCATTGGCTATTCAGGTTCTGCTGTAATCTGGACAATGAATATCCTGATTAAAAAACATTATGAGAAAAAAGTTAAAAAATATGAGTCAGATTTCAGGAGAAAGTCCGATAAGTAGTTCGCCGCCTGTTTAATACTCCAGCGCTCAACATCATGCCAGCGAGAAGAAAAAGCATGCCATTCAGTAAAGCATGCTTTTCATTGATGAAAGCAGTACTCACTAATATCCCCAGGCATATAAAATCATATTTATAATATTTCATTGGTATACCCCCTTCAGGCAAAGCGCCTTTTCTTGATCCCTGCGATGAACGAGTCCGGGCAGTAACTTTCCGCCGCCATAAACCCAGCGCGGGAACTGATCACAGGCCTGCCTTATCTCACTCTGACGCAGCAGCGCGAAAAGTGTGGATTTCTTCATTGCTGCGCAGCCGGCATTGAACGTGATGGAGGTGACGGCGGAGAAGGTGTCGTCGCTCAGGGATTTACCGTCTGCGTACTGATTAACGCATTCCTCAGCTGCCTGGATATTTTTTTCCCAATCCTGTGCTATCTGCTGGTCGGTTTTTCGTTTGCCCGGCTTCACGCCGTGCGTGTTGCCAATCCCGTCGGTGATGATGCCTGCCGGGCAGGTGTAAGGGTCGCGACGGCAGCCCTCAGCATTGCCGATAAGCTCCAGCCCGGCCCGGTTCGTGCGCACCAGGTCATGAGACAGTATGATATTAATGATGAGCGTGACCGAACAGGCAGCGGCGGCAACGGCAACGCGACCTTTTGATACTCTGGCCATATCATTTCCCCGGCATGTCGTCCGGCGATACAGCACCCTGATGTGAATTCAGCCAGGCACGGTAAGCCCGGGCGTTAGCCCGCTTGAAGTAGGCATCAACGACCATGGTGATGAGCGCGATGACCGCACCTGCCAGAACGCCGATGGCGCTCCACTGCTCAGGCGTCAGGTAGTTCAGCAGGCCAATAAAGAATGAACCCGCCGCAACGCCGTAAGATGCGGAAGTGGTAACGTGATGAGCGTGCACATTTTTTCCTTAACGTCTGCGTCCGTAATAGCCTCGGGTTGAACGGTAGGTCGTCACCGTGCGAGAGCGGGAATAGCGCGGTGCTAAATATCGCGGTGTGCTGTAGTGATGCACGACCGTAGTGTGATGGTTGTAACCGCTACCACCACTCATCAGATGCCCCATCATCAGGCCTGAGAAAAATCCACCGTTGTCGCTGTCATGCACCACGACAGGAGCAGGATTCTGAACCACTACCGGCGGCTGAACAGGCGGTGCATCTGCAACCGAAACAGGCGAATCATCATGACTGCAGGCGTGCAGAAGCAGCAGGCACACAGCTGCTGCGCCCGCCAGATACAGATATTTTTTATTCATGGCATTTACCGGTTGGAAAAGAAAAAAGCCACGCGCCAGCCGTGCGCAGGGTGCGCGGTAAGTTGCTGATCGTGGCTTGGGTTATAAATCAACTGGCTATTTTGAATCTGTCTCAAGAAAGCGCCGGCGGTTTTCAGCGATAATCAGCGCCATGGCGAGTCCTTTTACAGCAGTATCCCAGCCCTGACGCCCTTGCGTCAGAGAGAATTTTTTCTCTATTGCAGCAAGAGAATCCACTGCAGAATCAGTTATGCAGCCTTCATAATCACTGACCAGTTCAGATAAGGAATTTGACATGTTCACCCTCAGACAAACTTGCCCTCACTGCGCACGCGAGGTCAATTTTCGTTTATACAGTATTAGTGAATACAGGCACCGTCAGCCTGCACCGGCAGGGGCCGTGAATAGCGGGCCATCTGTACAGGTGCGGTCTTACTCTCAGGACACCCCGGTTGAAGCATTTGGTGTTTCGACCTGTCCGGAATGCGAGTCGCCTATTCTGGTGAGATTTTCGTGTGGGTACGGCCAGCTCCAGCTTTGTAAAACCTCCGGCACCCAGAGTGAATGGCGTTATAACGGCGAGCCACCCAAAGTCATCGATTCTTTTCCTAAGCCACAGATGCCAGATAGCTCCCCCTGGTACCCGGATGAAATAAGAGAAATCTTCATCGAGCTGCAGGAAGATGTTCAGCGTGATCGCAGTCCAGCCCGCATCATCGTTGGATGTCGTAGCGTTATGGAGGTGGCATTAAGGAAGCTGGGATATGAAAAAGGAAACCTGCTGTCCCGAATTGAGATGGCCAGAAACGACGGCATTCTCACTGAGTCCATGAAAGACTGGGCGCACCGCGTCCGCATAAATGGTAACGAAGCGGTCCATGAACTGAGCGCGACACATGAACAAGCGAAGGAGCTTGTTGCTTTCATCAGGTTATTTCTGGAGATCGCATTTGTGCTGCCGAGGCGTGTAGACAGTGAAATGCATAAAACTGATCCTGTAGCCTGATAACTGTCCTTACGCTCTGCCATCTGAGCTAAACCGGCGAATTNCGCTGCGGTGCCGGGTGCCTCCCGGTGGATCAGCAGCAACATAACCTGATCCGCCCTACAAGGACTTTCATGCTGAACAAATGAAAATTAAGGGCCCCGCCGCACAGGGGGATTCACCGCAGCGGTGTAATATTACCGCCGCGTAGCTCAACTCATCGTCAACGCTTATACATCGTATGCTGAGTGTGATGCAGGCTGGTGTCTGGCGAGTTTTCAATCGGTTCTGCCGAAGCCGGGAAGGCTTCACATATATCGTCAGCTACAGACAGAACAGTTTCAACCATGGATGAGCTGATTTTTAAGCCGGGGTGCTGCCTGAGGATTTCTACAAATACAGCGCCGGTGAGTAAACCTTTGTCGAGCTTCAGAGTCATGCCAGTNCTGATTTTTAAGCCGGGGTGCTGCCTGAGGATTTCTACAAATACAGCGCCGGTGAGTAAACCTTTGTCGAGCTTCAGAGTCATGCCAGTTTTTCCCGCTTCGGTAGGAATAACTGGTATAGCACATTGTGAACAAAAACAGCGCAATGCAAACATTTATTAACAAATAGCACGCATTCACCGCAGAGAAGCGCACTCTCATATATCCCATGCCTGCCGCGTATAACCCGCTGCTTCCGGCATCATGGAGTTCGTTTTTATACAGTATAAAAACGTACAAACCCGCACGCAGGCGGGTTTGTTATAATTCTGACCACATATCAGAATTGCGCTAAATATGGCTTAATTTGTTCGGTTTTGCAATACCTAGCTGATAGCGTCGTCAAAAGCCTTATCCTGTTTGAGATACAAAACTGAATCCAACGCACTACAATCCAGGTTGGTAACAGCAGACTTTAAAGCACGCCAGTGCGGGGCATATATTTCACACCAGGTAGAGCGAGAGACTCCTAAATGCCCGGCGAGGGCGGCGCCAGCATATTGCTTGTATGTTTCATTAAGGTTCATTGTGGCCACTTCCTGCACCGCCAGCCATACCAGTGCTATCAATCGCTTTTTTGTTTTTCTCATCAATCCTTCGGGAAGATGTTTTTGGTGTTCATTCCAGATAGCCTCACAAATCAAAGTCTGGTACCGGAAATTCAGGTCGAAGCCATAGCAATATTTCAACCAAGCCTGTTCGTGTTCAGGGAGCATATTAACCGCCCGTCGCCACGGCGCTGCTGAAAAACCGCAATCATTTATCGGCGGCAGAGGTCTGCGGCGACTTCGCGTTTCCAGCACATAAACAGCACTGTTTTCAGCTTTTACGCACTGGACTCCTCCCCTGCCGTTGTCCAACTCGACGACATGAATCGGCTTGCGTGGGCTACGGTCTTTATCCGCAGGAGGGTGCTCACAAAACGCCTGCAGCTGCCCTTTCGTTTTACCTGAGTGATCCATCAGTGCACGGGTAAGCTCAATCCGGGCGTATTCGAGTAATTGAGGTGTCATTTCGCAATCACCTCATTCTGCCAGAGGGGTAATGGCTCTTTAAACCCTGTCCGGCGGATCCTTGACTTCGCGTTGCGCTCAATCTGGATAAGTTTTTCGATATTCTGGCGCCGCTGTTTTTCTTCACGGCGGAGATAATCAACGGTGTCTGCCAGTTGCACCTCTCGCAGAGCAATAGACAGCAGATAATCGAACGGGTCCAGAACGGCATCGCATCGGCGGCAACGAACCCGTCGCTCGGACTCATTAACAAAGACGCCGGGGTGAAAGCACCGGACTTTTTCACCCTCAGGCAAAAATTGCAGATCAATTTTTTCCATCCCTTCTTTCGCCGGGAATGCCACGACGTTCAGGAGTTCGGTTTCTGTTTCAGTGCTCATAACTTACCTTCACGTCTGAGAATTGATTGCGTGCGGAAAACAGCTTCGGCGTGAAATAAGCGAAGCTCATCGCGGGAGTAAGGTGTTTTTATGCGTCCATCGACGGCTGCATGACAGGCATCGCAGCCCCACGCGCCCTGTGCATCATCAGGTTTGCACCCGGTGCCACACGTTCCAGCTAGCCGATAATGAGCAAGTACCGTAGTTTCCGGATAGAAATTACAGATACCAGGGATCCTCATCTGGCATTCGCGGCCACGCGCTTCTTTTCGGAGATTAACGGAACGCCTCATGCAGCCACCCCGACTAACTTCATCGCTGCACGCCGGATTTGAGTCAGGAACATGTGACCTGTGGTTTCAAGTTCTTCGCGGCTGATGTAGCTTACCGCCCGGCCAGTCCATTGTTTATCGAACACGGCAATAGCCATACCGAAGCCTGCTGAAGACTCGGAAGGCTCCCCCTCGGCGGGGATGTACCAATCGGGGAGATCATAGCTGATACGCCCGCGAACGAAGGCGATGTGATCGGCATTCTCCGGCCACCAGCTTTCACTTGTCGCAGACTTAATGAAGAAAACATACCGCCCACCTCGCTCCCGCATGGCGAACGTATGCTCCATGATCGGAACCATGCCGGTGATGTACTGGCCTTCGAATTGAGTAGCGCGGCTGTATGGCGGGTTGGCGTATGCTGCACCGCCGAGATCACTCAGGCGGGAAGCCCAGTTCTGTGTTAATGCATTGCTTTCTGCCGTGTAATAAGCATCACATTTGGCGTTGTGGTCGTCGGCAAACAAGTCAAGAGAGAACGGACCAAACCTGGCGTTGATGCCCCACCAGATTGCATCCGGAGTACACCACTGATCCCCCACTTCTCTAAGCTTGTGGACGTCACGATTTCGAAGTTCTTCGAGTGCCTGACAATATGGGTTAAGCATCACGCTGCATACTCCAGCAGCTGCGCGGCCACATTTTCAACTTCGATAGGTGATGAGAATTTACGGAACAGGATGAAATTCCATAAAACATTCAGGGTGGATTTATAGAACTGCTGGAATTCGATCTCGTCCATTTTGGCAAATGAAATGGACTTTGCACGGCGGTTGCGGCTACCGTCCGGGTAAACGTGCTCGGTGTAATATCCGGCCTGAATGGTCACCCATTCGCGGTATGCTTCGAAGGATTTAAGGAGGGCAATATCGCGCGTACGGGTATGTGCTTCATCGGCAAGATACTGCTCGGCGGCATCGAAAAGCGCAACACTATGCTGCTGACCAGCCTGTCGGCAGAGAAAATCAACGAAGCCGTTAACCAGCTTTTGCTCTTCAGGAAGAATCGTTCCGCCGGTGGGCGTCCAGTACTCAAACCCAAGCTGAAGAAGTTTAAAAAAGCGCTTATGGAACTGGTAATTACGGACACGCTTAAAATCGGCGTGAATCCACTCACCGATTTTAATGCGCTGCAAAAAATCGCTGGCCTCGGGCGTCGCCGGGGTCAGGATTACAGAGCTAATTTTTTGTAGTTGAATCTGTGCCATCGGTTTTCTCCGGTGACACAGTGGTTTCTCAGCAGGTTGTTCAGACCTGTCTAAAGATTATAGTGGATTATCAGCATCATCAACAGCAGGTAATCCTGCCGTTTTTCGCGCTTGCGCCATCTGTTGCAGGCTGGTTACAAATTCTCCTGGTTTCAGCACAAAACCAAAGATAACATCGCCGAATTCGTTCCTGTAAAGCACAACGGGTCTTGTACTGTTCTTCAGGCCACGAATTAAGTGGTCAGGTATGATCATCACTTCGCTCCAGCATGTTCTTGGGGATCCGTTAATTTCCTTCGCGCGTCCCGATTGTTAAGCCGATGCATACGCTTGTCTCAACCAACCTTTCAGGGCTATGTGAGATAAGTGGCATTAATTTACTGTATATAAAACCAGTATAGACCTCCAGTAATCATTGGCTTTTTTTTGACCATATCGATATAAATCAATTATTTGTGTATTTTATGAACAGTAATTTAGCGAAGCGCTGAATTAGCGAATGACATGATGGGATTCAAAATATCTTGAGAGGGGAATGGGTGCCTGAGAACGCCTCAGCTAAGCACGGCGGTGGCGGGGATTACTCCCCGCCGGTTGCCCTTACTGGTTGGATTCGTAAGCCATTACAGCCGCAACCTCCCTGCTACCGTCCCGTATTCGCAGTTCGTAAAGCGAATGGCGGGTTAACAGTGTAAATACCAGTATCGTCAGGCAGACGATAACCAGACACCAGATAACAGAATCTTGCGGCTTCATGGTTGCTTCTCCTTGACCTTGCGGTCTGTAAGAGGCTAACCTGTACGTGACTAGCATACGAGGGGCCTCGGGATGATTGAAAAATCACTCGGGGCTTTTCTCTTTCTGCCGTTTGCAAATGCTTAAGGCAGAAAGCCTCAAGCACCCACAGCGATTATATCTCACTTTATTACTGAAGACACTGCGTTACGACTCCCCGCCAAGTGCTTCAAAGATTTCCTCTGCCAGCTCTTCACCATCTGCATAATCAACATGGCAGTGAGCGATAAACTGATCCCAGTTTTCTTCCAGGAACTGGCGCACTGTCAGCGCCTGAAAATCATCCAGTTCGGACATAGGCTTCCCTCAGTTTTTAATATGACGCATCATAAAGAATGCGAAGACTACAACTACTACAAGAAAAGATAAAACTACGATCCCACGTATCATATCGATACCTCCACGTACTGTGTGATAGGGTCAGATTGCAATTATTCAATACTGAAATAGCCCCGGATATCAGGTTCATTTAAGAGATCACACTCTGTCCATGAAATACTCTACCGCCGCTTTTTTGCGGCTAATCTGACGTGCGATGTTTTCTATCTGTGACAACCAGCGCATTTCGTTTCTGAGTTCGCGGCGGCGTTGGCGCACCCAGGCCATGGTCGGGAATTCCTGTATATCTTCCTGAGCGGACCAGACAACCTTCAAAGGCGTCTGGTTTGCTGTCGGGGCGGCACTGGTACTTTCTGGCTCAGAACTGGTGCTTTCCGGTGCAACACTGGTGCATTCTGGTGTCGCTGTTACTGAAACTGGTAAATTTTCTGGCTTAACTGGTAATATTTCCGGCATAAGTGGTAAAAATTGCGGCATATCTGGTAATGACCCCGGCTCCGCTGGCAGGCACCAGTGCGCACCATCCCTGTTAACAACGCCCTCCTCCTGCAGCTCCCGAAGCATATTCAGGGCATCAGCGGCATCAATTTTCATTATGGCTGTAAGCTCACGCGCAGTGGCTTTGCCGGTTCTTGCCAGAACATCAGTCAGTTTTTCCATGAGATATTTTCCTTCAGATCAGTGTGATCGAGCTGCACGGAGCAGACGGTCGAATTCATAATAACGCGTGATATAAGCCATTTCGGCTTCGCTGAAGCGGGTCGGCAGTCGTGATTTACCCCCGCCGCTGCGGCCGGTTTCCGCCGCCGAACGCTCATAAAATCTCTCGCTGACGCTGCGCCGATGATAGGCACGATGCTTTCCACGCAGTGACGTTTCCAGCCGACAGTTTGGCGAACCCTTCAGAACCTTAAGCGCCACCCACAGGCTTTCAGGGTCATAGCCCGGTTTTACCTCACGTAGCAGTGCGTGCATTTCCGGTACCGTCAGCGTTTTGCCCAGCATGAGTTTTGCTAGGTCCGCGCCGGTGATTTTTGTCGGTCTTCCCACTGTGAAACCTCCTAGTTCTTCAAAATTTATTGCCGATAAGGCTGGCTGTTCCGCACCTGAGATCTGAAACTACCCCAGGTGAAATTTACCCAAATGCCTTTGTCCATCTTCAGACGGTCCACGACGCGTTCGCCCAGCGTGGCGGCCAGCTCGTCATAATTCAGGTTGGTAAGCACACCAACAGGCTTCATCGCGGCCAGGCGGCGATCCACAATCTGATTCAGCAACACTTTCTCGTGCTGAGAACCCTTCTGGATCCCGACTTCATCCAGCACCAGCAGGTCAACACGATCCAACTCGTCGAGTAGAGCAGACTCAGATTGGCCGCCGTCATAACAAGCCCGTACACGCAACATCAGGTCGGCTACAGTGACGATAAGCACCGAGCGATTTTGGGCCAGCAGGTAATTACCTATCGCCGCCGCGAGGTGGTTTTTCCCGGTACCGGGACTACCACTGAATACAAAGCTCGTGAAACCGTTGCCAAAGTTCATCGCATAGCTCTTAGCCAGGCTGAGAGCATGGCGCTGGCCATCGCCTTTCACTTCGTAATTTTTAAAAGTGCAATTCCGGTGCAAATTCTGAATCCCCGATCGACCGAATATTTTTTCTGCCCGAACCTTGTTGTTCAGTTTCTCCACTTCGACAGAACGTTTGCGCCCCTCTTCCTGCTGCCAGGCTAATAATTCTTCAGCAGTTGTGAATCGCGGTTGAACACCGGCAGGCATAAGCCGCTGGAGTCGTCTCAACAAGTCGGATGTATTTTTCATGCCTACCCCCTGAAACCGTCAGGTATTTTGTTCTCAGGTGACGAAATTGTGTTCACGTCTCTGCCTCCAGTCGCCCGGCTACCTTGCCAACCTCGCGGTTTGTCCTGACTGTTCTGCAACCAGGTGGTGATGAAACGTTTAATTCCTCGCGGGGTCTTGCGTTTGGCAGGGTTACTATCCAACCAGCCGCGCATGTTTCGAAGTTCCTGCTCGATATTTACGCCAGGATATAACCCCATCTGCTCACGTAGATAACTTTCGGTCACATCGAAATTACTTTTCCCATCGGTTAACGGGAGAGAAATAAAAACTGGTCCATTGGTCTGGTGCTGAACCTGTTCAGTGCCAGACATAATGTTTTTAGATCTTTTATCTTTTAGATCTTTATTCTTATTAAGATCTTTATTCGTTGAGTTCTCGTTATCGTTATGTTCAAACGGGATTTCAACGCCCGTTGAACGGTCGTTGCTTTCTCGTTCCTCTTCTGTTGATTTATTTGCCTTCCGCTTAGCTGCCGACGCCCTTCCAGCCGCAGACTTCTGCTCAATTGATGCTCTGACTATTTCAAGGTCACGCTCAATGCGAGCATGAACCCATTCAGAACCAATTTCGTTAAAGAACTCCTTCAACGACTCTTCAACGGAAATCCAACGGTCGTTACTCATCCGTGCAATTTTTGCTAATCGGCTTTTTGGTATTGGCTTTCCTGTCTGCCAATAATTGAACATCAGCAGCAAATAAGCCCCATGCTCTTCTGTAGACAGATGCATGGTATCTGCCAGATAATCAGCTATGTACAATTGCATGTAAGGCAATGCAGCCATAAAACACCTTCAGACTATGGAGTCATAATGAACAAATTTATTGCAACACCGCACAGGCCTGAAATTTCCGTCAGATACGATGAGCATGACAATTCGCTTACAATTTCTATCAACCACTGCCCCGGAGTCGACTCGGAAGAGTTGGATATATGCCGAGAAATTGAGATGCACGTCGGAGAAGTTCCTCGCCTGATCGACGCCCTTACTAAGGCATATGAATGTGCTTCTGGAGAGAAGCCATAATCCACATGCTAAGTTATGCATAATTGCCCCGATATATCTCACGAGCTTCACGATGCAGAACCAGTTCAATAGCTGTTCTGGTTGCAATAAACGCCGCGATAGCCTGGTTTATCTCCCTCAATGCAGAGGCTGGTGCAGCACCTAGATTTACAGCGTTGACCGCCTCTATACCTTCTTTTGCTGCCAGTGCCGCCAACAAAATCGGATCGCCAGGTGATTCAATCCGGGCGCGGCGTTCTGTTGGAAGAACCGCCAGAGCTGCTGCTTTCAGACCTTCAGCCTGCGGTGCGTATCTCGGGCCATCAAATCCCCTGAAAATCCGCTTTACCCGCTGAACCGCATTTCGAAGGCCATCACCTGTATCGACTGCTGGGAGGATGTCGCCCCCACCATCGGCATGATATTGATCCGCTATGGCCATCCCGACCGCTTTCCAGCCATCTTCAAGCGCCCAAGCTTCCAGTTCGGATGCAACGACATTAATCGTAGGACTGATTTTCATGATTCAGTTCCCCTTCCCTTTTTGCTTTAGCATGACTGTCGTAGCATCTTGGGTCATAAACTAACGATCCATCGGAAGCTGTCTGAAGGCGCATTGCTCTACCTTCCGGAACAAGTTCACCCCATTTGTAAATTGATGGAAGTTTTACTCCTGCTGCTGATGCCAGCTTACTTTTACTTCCANACTGTCGTAGCATCTTGGGTCATAAACTAACGATCCATCGGAAGCTGTCTGAAGGCGCATTGCTCTACCTTCCGGAACAAGTTCACCCCATTTGTAAATTGATGGAAGTTTTACTCCTGCTGCTGATGCCAGCTTACTTTTACTTCCAAAAAACTTGAGCGCATCCCTTGTGTACATACTCCAACCTCATAAATTAGCCATAGCTAATAAGATATACACAAGCCATAACTTGATCAAGGGATATTAGTATTAGCTAACTATGACAATACAAGATATGACTATTGGAGAGCGTATTCGCTCTCGCCGCAAAAGCCTTGGTCTAACACAAAAATCCCTCGCAAAAGCCTTAAAGATCTCCGACGTTTCGGTATCTCAGTGGGAAAGGGATACCAGTGAACCGACAGGGAAAAATCTGCACGCGTTATGCAAAGTGCTAAGGTGCCCTGCTGCTTGGATTCTTTTTGGTGATGAAAGTAAAACCCCAGAGGAACCGAGTGACCAACTAGTCCAACTGGACGAACGCCAGCAGGAGTTGCTTGATCTGTTCAATGCGATAACTGATACAGAGCAAGATGAATTTCTTAACGAGCTTCGAGCCAGAGTCGTAAACAACCAAAATCTACTTGAAGAACTCTTAAAGGCGAAGAAACGCAGCCAAAAAAAATAACGCAATAATTTTCAATGCGTTATGTGTCTTTTTGCCAATTTTTCAAGTTATAACTTAATTTTATGTTGATCTAATTCTTAGCAATGGCTAATCTCATCCCATCGAAACCACACAGTGATTTCTCAGATAACACGTTCCGCCAGCCTGGCGACAAGGGCACAACACTGGAGATGCAGCAATGCAAAAGTATACCAATGCGGAAATGTATGTGGACCGATTCACAGGAAAGCAATACTTGGTGCAGAAAGGTTACAGCGGAAAAGTTCAACAATTCGCTCCGGGCGTAACCGTCTACTTTGACGGATCATGTTGTAAAGGCGGAAAAACCGGCCAGCAGGTTTTTAAAAACCGCAAAGATTTAAATTCCTGGCTCCGCATGATGGGATTTAAAAAATAATTTAGCTGGCTGTGCAGACAGAGAACCGATGCTCTCAGAGTGACCATCCATGATTACTGCTCACGGCCAGCTAAACCAAAAGCGATTTTACATGCCCTCACCAGGGGAACGGTTCTCATTGAGAACGCCGGAAACGTAACCGGCATATTAATTTAAGGAGATTACGATGTACGGCACAGCATTTATGCCACGTCATGCCGTAGTTCCGGGCATGATGATTAAACATAGAGGTAAATATTGGCGTGCCTCNAAAAAAGGGTTATATGCATTGACCCCTTCAGAAGTAACCAGAATTAACAGCGATGTTATTGAAGTAATGCTAAATCAACGCGGATTACCGCTCATTAACTAATTTCACATTCAACAGGGAAAACTATGCCGTTAATCCGGCAGGGAATTCCACAATTTTTTCAGGAGCTAATATGAAAACCATCAGCATTATTAATTTTCAATTATGTGCTATCAACAGCGAACTGGCATCGTTCAATTGTGAAGGTTCAATAACCGGCGTAATTCATACTACCCCATCAAACACAACAGTTGTTCTTGATGGTGGCTACGTTCTCGGACGGTACGGTTGTGTTCACAAGGCAGTTGATGAACTGACAGATATACATATGCAGCTACACGACGCCGAGAAAGAAAACGGCACTTATACAGAATATAAGAAAAACATGGTAGGCACCGTATTTCATTAAGGCTCACCCGCCCCGTTAATGCGGGGCATTTATCAGCATAAGCATTTGTTAAGTGCTTAATCTGATAAATGAGGAGTCATAAATTGGATATTACTCTCGCGTTCAAAAAACTATCACTGACGAACGGTGATGAAATCACATTAAGCATTGCTCCAAGTGCAATGCAAAAAATGATTATTGAGTTAATCGCTCAGGGTTATCTCACCACAGAGGAAATGGCGACATACGTAACGAGCCAATTAAAGATTTGCGATAAACGGAACCTTCCATACGTATTACCTGAAAACGTATTGAAAAAATTAAATGAAACTTATCAGACCGTAAATAACGGGGGTGGAAATGTCTAAATATGTTGGCTGTTGGTTTGGCCTTGAGGAAGCCGCTGAAGAAAATGGCGAAATGCGAATCGCCCATGCTTTTGAGGCTGTTAATGATAAACAGGCAAAAGCGAGAGCTGCACTCCTTTTCATGGAAGCTTTCCCTGACGCTGATGATTCTCAATTCGACTTACGGATTTATGCCGCAGCTGAGGGTATTCCCATCCCTGCGGAAGAATGGGACGAAACTTTTTTATTCGATCACGAATGGGACGACGAGCTGGGCCACCCTGTGGCCAACGTCCAGTCCAACCCTGTTGATTTTTACAAGCTACAACCATCAATGCGCGTCGCAGTACTGGTGAAATACAGCACGACTGAAATCACCAGTGACCAGCTCGGTGCAGCTATTGAATTGCAGCAGCGTGAAACGTCGACGTTCGAGAGCCATATCGTAGAGGCTATTACCAAAATGCCATCAATTACGGCTATGTACCCTGAACGTATACTGGAAGCCATCGATTACATTCGTGAAACCTGCGCTCATATTAAAAAGTGGCCGGAAATTAAAGCTGTACTGGCAGGCTGGCTGAAAAATCATGAGCTTAAACGCAAAGATGGAGAAATTAGTGAAGTTAATGCGGTAATTCCCCGCCCCTACGAACACACACATAAAACGCTCGATCTTGAGATAGCAGTTGCTCTATGGGCTGGCGATGTTGACCCAAACGCTCCCCTCGCTTCAGTAACACGCTGGGCAAACAGTATCATCAAGGATGATCGCGAAGACTGGAAACGCTGGTCAATGCAAATGCGAACCCAGCCAAATATTCTCAAATATGACCGCCCATCAATATTTGGCGTCGTCCGTGATGCACCTTCGTCAGATATTTATAAGTCACCGGAATTACACGGTCGTTACATCGCAGAGTACCTGGCCGAACACGGAAAAACAGAGGGACAATCAGATGAAACCGAACAGAACACGGCGGCATCAACTCGCTTACTGGAACATGAACCGTCAGAAATTGCTCCAGTGGAACCGCAACATTCTGATAATGAGTCAGCTGCGGGGACGGTGGAAACTGCGCCATCTGTAGATGATGGCGGCCCGTTCTACTTCCTCATGGCTGACGGTAAAAAAGTCGGACGAGCAAACAAGCCTTCCGGGCTGAAAAAAGCACTCGCTGATGGCGGTACCGAAATCAGCCAGGAAGAATATCAGGCGCGTAAAAATGGTACGTACAAAGCGCCGCAGGAAGTTATCCCACAACCTGCCGGGCAAACTGAGGTTAACAAAATCGCTGACGGTGTTTTCTCGATCGATAACCTTATGGGGAATCAGCAGCCAGCCAGCCCCTCAGACGAAGGCGAAAAAGCGGAAGTCTTACCTCCGGCGGCCACTGCCTCTGGTGCCTTCGTGCTCCGGGCAGACGAACTTGAAAAAGAACTCGGTGACAGCGAGAACCTTTCACTCTGGAAAAGCGTTATGCGCACCAATCCTCGTTACACGAAGGATATGGGTGATCTTGGGTTCGGTGGTACTTCAATCAATGCCGAATATATGGTTATGCGAGCCACAGAGTCATTTGGTCCTGCCGGCACCGGTTGGGGATGGACGATCCTCGAAGACAAAATGGTTGAAGGCGCACCACTCACAGAAAAAATCTTTGAGGGCACCAAATTTGTTGGGAAACGCATTCTTCGTGATAACGACGGCACCCTGCTTTTCGAACTGAACCACTATCTGCGTATCGCGCTTTGGTACATAAAAGACGGCGTAAGGGGAACGGTCGAAAACTTTGGTTCAACACCTTACCGCCAGACAACTAAAAACGGTATTTACTGCGACAGCGAAGTGCATAAAAAGTCGCTCACCGACGCAATAAAGAAATGCCTTTCCATGCTCGGGTTCTCCGCTGATGTATGGCTCGGCCTTTACGACGACGCTGCATATAAAGCTGAAAGTGTCCTTGAATTCGGCATTAAGGATGCTGCGGAAAAAGCAGATGACTCAACCAGGATCCGTGAAGAACTGGATGAACGTTTTAAACAGAACGTCGAAACGATGCGAAAAGCAGTTTCCCAGAATGAAGTTTCAAAAATTGCCAGCAGCCTGACTCGCACAGTTGGTATTCACCTGAAATCAGCCAAAGAAATTAACGATCAGGAATACGTCAAATATCTTGAGGGTCGTTTGCGTCGACTCGAAGAGGTTAAGTCCGAATGCCTCGCCAGATTGCAGGAGAAAGCAGCATGAGCAACCGTACTATCGACCTCGCTTTAGAGATTAATAAACTTGAATCCCTCGCCGCCGAAGGCGGGGATCTCACCCCGGAAATGATTGCCGACACGCTGGAAGGCATTGAGGGAATGCTGGAAGACAAGTTCGACGCCACCATGAGTGTTATCCGCGATTTTGATGCAAAAGCAGAAGCCTGCAAAAAAGAAGCGGCGCGAGTAAGCGAGCGGAAAAAACACTGGGAGCGCCAGTCTTATGCGCTCAAAAGTTACCTGCTGCAATGCCTGCAAGCCAGCAAACGCACCACCTTCAAAACCACGCTCAACACCTTCACGGCCCGCAAAGGTAGCGTAAGCCTGAAGATCGATAACGTGGATTTACTGCCGGATGAGTTTGTCGAGTCTCATACAGAGGTGGTTACCACCACAAAGAACGACGAACTAAAAAAAGCATTGCTGGAGCTGGCTACCAAAATCGAAGCGGCCCGCGCTGCCGGCGAAGAACCAGACCCGGAATTGCTCAGGACTATTCCCGGTGCCCACCTCGAAACGGGATCACCAACTTTACAGGTTCGTTAATCAGCTGCGGCCCGCGTTGCCGCTTACAGGTAATCATTATGACTGTACAACGATTTAATACAGTTGCCGCTGCAGCGATGTTGCCAGCAGCTCAGGGGAAATATGTTCTCGCGTCGGACTATGACGACGTTCTCCAGCAGAACGACCGGATGCGTGAGGCCATAGAGTTTGCCATCGCGCCAGATCTATGGATGTTGATTTGTGCCGATGAGGGCGCATGGCGTTATAAACGCGGCACGCCGAAATACCAGGACGTGCTCCGCCGCGCCCTTGAATCCGATATCGAGGCGACGGGACTGAAGGGGAGGAGCAAATCATGTTCACTGACGAAAGCGTAAAAATGAACACCATTATCATGATTGAGCCCAATGAATGGGTTACGGAACAGTTGCTGATCGCGGTGACCGGGCTTAAGCCGGGAACCATCACCCGCGCCCGTAAAAAGTCATGGCTACTTGGCCGGGAATATAAACACATGTCACCCGAAGGCGATCCAAAGCCCACCAGCGAATGCGTCTACAACCGGAAAGCGGTCGATGCATGGATCGCATCGCAGAAACAACCAATCGGATGACCGTAAGAAATGAACGCGATAAGCTTATCAGGCTCCTGGGCGTCAGGAGGGAATAANACAGGCGTCGAGAACCATGGCGGATCACTGCGCATATGGTTTCTGTATCAGGGTCAGCGCGTCAGGGAAAATCTTGGCGTGCCTGACACTGCAAAAAACCGCAAGGTAGCCGGAGAGCTTCGCGCTTCGGTCTGCTTTGCAATAAAGATGGGTAGTTTTAACTATGCGGTCCAGTTCCCGGCTTCGTCTAATCTGAAGCGCTTCGGGCTGGAGAAAAAGGACATTTCTGTCGGCGAACTAGCGGAGAAGTGGCTGGATTTGAAGAAAATGGAAATCAGCGCGAATGCTCACCACCGTTATTGCTCAGTGGTGAAAAACATGATCCCCCGAATCGGTGCCCGGCGAATGGTGTCTTCGGTGACAAAAGAAGAGATGCTGTTTCTCAGGAAAGAGTTATTGACAGGCTATCAGGTGCTGGAAAGGGGCCGAAAAGTACCGGTTAAAGGGCGAACGGTGCCAACCGTCAATTACTACATGGCCACCATTGCCGGCATGTTCCGGTTTGCTGCCGATCACGGCTATCTGAGTAAGAGCCCGCTTAGCAGCATATCGCCGCTGAAAAAAGCCAGAGCTATACCTGACCCGCTCAGCAGGGATGAATTTACCCGATTCGCGCTTGCGTGCCGTAACAGGCAGGCCCGGAATTTATGGACACTGGCGGTCTATACGGGCGTGCGACATGGCGAACTGGTCTCACTGGCATGGGAGGATGTGGATCTGAAAGCGGGCACGCTGACGGTCAGGCGAAATCTCACTACATTGGGTGAGTTTACGTTACCAAAGACCGATGCGGGCACCGACCGGGTGATCCACCTGCTGGAACCGGCACGAGAAGCACTAAGGGATCAGGCAGAGCTTACCCGAATGGGCAAGCAATACCTGATGGAAGTAAAGTTGCGGGAGTATGGCCGGACAAGCTCTCACCCCTGCACTTTTTTATTCACCCCACAGCTTACCCGTTATGGTGTAAAGAGTGGTCACCACTATGCAGTCGGGGCACTGAGTACCATGTGGACATCAATAATGAAACGGGCGGGAATACGATACCGTAAAGCGTACCAAACCCGCCATACTTATGCGTGCTGGATGCTGAGCGCCGGGGCCAACCCATCATTCATTGCAACACAGATGGGTCATTCCAGCGCGCAGATGGTTTACAGTGTTTATGGGAGCTGGATGCCCGAAAGCAGCGCCGGGCAGGTGGCCATGCTAAACGAGAAGTTGACAGGCTGTGTCCCACCCATGCCCCACAGCCTTAGCGTAATTAGATAAAAACTCTACAAATCATGTTGTTATGTGTTTAATATAAGCATAACAACCCGGTGTTTATTATGTTGACGTCATGTTACAGCACCCTATTTATATTAAAGGTAAACAGGCTGTTGAGTTACTTAAACAGACGAGATTTACCGACACATTTCTTGATTAGAATCAATTTCAGCCTGCGAGAATAATTAACTAAAAAATTTACACTTCATTTATGAGGTGATATTTTTTACTTTAAAGACAACTCTTATTAACGGTTGATATTTACTGACCCCAGAATGAGAACAAATTGCTGAATGGTCAGTAAAGCAACGCAGGAATAATCATGTTGAATGAGCGTTGATCAGGGTCTGACGCTTCGATCTCAGTGCGGATATATCCTGGCGCGGGTCAGTCCTCACCCTAAAGCCGATCATGATCCATTGGCGTGCGAAAAGCGTGACGTGCGGCAACCATCAACTGACTGGCTGTCACCGTGGTGGGAAGTCGAAGCAGAATTTTACTCGCCTGCCAGTAACAGAGCACCATGACCTCATCCTCCTCTTTTTCAGCCAGCTCATGCAGCCGGGCGCGCAGTGATAACACGTCAATACTCTGCTGATCATCCAGCATGTCAGAGATTGTCTTGTTAATGACGCGATGGAGAATTTTCCAGGTAAGATCAGTATGCAA